TCTGCAAAGAAATACTTCACACGACGCTTACCCTCTTTGATACTCAAGTAAGAGTCTTCCTGAAAATCAAGATCCGGATCTTGATGCAAACTCAAACCATTCAAGAATTGGTTGAGATCGTAGATAGCAAAATCACGAGGAAACTCTTCTTTAATTTCTGCTTCTGCAAGAATATTCTTGGCAACAGAGATTGTTCGGAGTTTATTGCCCTGCTTCACAAGAATCGAGTTGTTGATTCCAGCAAAGTTCTTGAGAATAGCAAGGGCATTATCAGACAGTTTCATTGTGCGTTCTTTCAGTTTCATTGGTTATAGGTTTCACGTTGTGCGTTCTTATCATTGAAGTTCATTAGAAGAACAGCATAATGCAGAATCTTCATAATATCACGACGTGCAGTGCCTTTCTTATCATAACGAGAGGCATACTTGAGAATATTGGATCGGCAGAATGCCTCTCCATCACCACATGCTTCGATCAAATCCAGTGTTTGGATTTTGTCATCTCCAGCGGAATAGTGTTGATTGTAAGTTCCCCGAATATACTCAAGAAGTTCTTTTACAATTACTTCTTCATTATACTTCCAAGGAGTAGCAGGAGAATTGGGAATAATATCATTCATATTTGGATTAGCAATCAAAAATTCATAATCACTGTGTCCCCAAGGACGCATACCATCATCAATAGTTTCGTTCATTTTTAGTTCATCATAAAGTAAGGACCAAGAATTAGTCGTAATATAGTATATCATGTTTTTGTTTGCTTGTCAATTGACAATAGTGCTACCCCATGGAGTAGACCCATCTTCAGTGGTCTTAGTTTCTTCAACAACTACAGCATTGGGATCGAAGTCGGCATCAACCTTGTCATACAATTCCATGAATGCTTGCTTGGTTTCGTCGTCAAAACGATTCACACAAACTTCAATTGCCTTTGCCTTGTTATTAAAGATGCTATAAGCACGAATGATATGAACAAGACGACGAGTGCTGATAATCTCATCGATACCACCATCATAGAAAGTCTTGCGAATAATATCACCCCAATCAACCAGACACTTACAGAAGTCACGATCTTCTACACCCAAATCCAGAGCAATACCCTCAAGGATTTTTTGTTCAGTAGCAGGAGTGGGATAGGACTGCTCAAAGGTCACAGGAAAACGCTCAAGAAATGCCTCATTCAAAACATTGGTGCCAATGAAACGACCATCATCAGAACCTTTGCCTTTGGTATTGGCAGTAGCAATAACATTGAAACCAGCAGCAGGTTTCACAACCTTACCAATTTTTTTCAGAAACACACCCTTGCCTTCAAGGATGGATTGGAGACAGAGAATTTTATTTGAAGCAAGGTCAATTTCATCGAGTAGCAAGATTGCACCTCGTTGGAGTGCCTCAACGACAGGTCCGTTATGCCAAACAGTTGCCCCATCGACAAGACGGAAACCACCAATAAGGTCATCTTCATCAGTCTCAATAGTAATGTTTACACGGATAAGTTCTCGTCCGAGTTGAGCACATGCTTGCTCGACAGAGAACGTCTTACCGTTGCCAGAGAGACCAGTAATGAATGTCGGATAGAAAAGACGGGATTGAACAATTTTTTTAATGTCACCAAAATTGCCAAACTTGACGAAGGTATCATCTTTTTCTGGGATAAGGTTTTGTTCTACGGAAGGCAGTGCTGCAGGTGCCTGATAGGTGCGTTCGATTTCTTCCACTTTTTGTTGAGTCACTTCAAGATTCCACTTACCACGTCCCACTTTATAATCGGAAAGTTTGTTAGTGATAGTCTGATAGTTGGTGCCATTCATTGCACACCAAGCACGAATATCACCAGTAGTCACAGACTCACCGTAAAGTTCTTGAAGAGAAGTGCGGATGTAGTCGGCAGAGAGAGTCATGATGTTGCTTTGTTCGTTTCAACTGAAGTTATTATAGTATAAAAAAAGAGGTCTTGCGACCCCCGTAGACAGTTTGCTCACTGGCACAAGTGGTCTTCTAACTCCTGAACCAGTCTTCTCTTGGAGTGCCTTCTGTCCAGCTCAATACCGACAGTGCGACCATACTCCTCAAGTTCTTTCTTGCTCATATCATGAAATGATACATCACTTTCATAAGGAATGGTTTCGACAATTTCTTCTTCTATTACTTCCTCATAATTTGTAGTATCTTCGTCCACAATAGGAGACTCTTCAACCTCCACAGGTTCTTCTATCACAGGTTTTGGAGTGGGAGTTGGAGCAGGTGCTGCCGATTTACCTCCCACTAAATCTCCAAATCTAGACATTTGTTTTACCTATTACTTATAAAAATATTTATCAGACAATAAGGTCTACAAACTCATTTAGGATTTTCTTATTCATTTTTTTATTTTGAAGGCTCTTCATGAATGACTTTTTAATTTGTGCTTTTGAAGCATCTTCATCTACATCAAATTCAGACTCACTTGCAAGCGCATTTGAAGAAAGACCAAAGTAGGTATGGTATCCAGATTTTTTAATTGCAAATGCCTTTTCTTTCTTGAATTGAATCTTAATCTTCTCACTCATTTCAAAATTATCCCAATAATAACGACGAATGAAAGAACTGGCATCACCTTTTGAAAGAACACGAATACCAATGAAGTTTGTATCCACAAAGTTATCTTTAAGATTTTCAAGGAGAACATCGGTCATATCATACCAACTGTCACCCAGATTATAAGTATTACCAGTCTTACGATCTCTCAAGAAACAGTTTGCTCCGATATGTGATGTACCCATAAAAGGTTCAGATTCCCAATGACGTTGCACTTGACGATGATATTTGAGAGAACATCCTTCACCATCAGTCAGCACAACACATTGTACTTTCTGGAGTTTATTCTCTTTCTTAAATTGTGGAATGATTTGGTGAAGTGCAACCATTGTTTCATTCAAAGGAGTACCAGAAAGATCCATACCGACAGGAATCTTATACAATGCATAACGACTAAAACTCCATGCAAGACGGAAAATATGCTTCATCTGCTGCTCCAAAGTTTTAGTATTGACTTTGTGAGTCAGAATATTCATCAAAGAGAACCACTCTCCAACCTGCATCAATCCATCTTTTTTCTCATAAGAAAGTTCACGAAAAACTGCCTCACCATTCTCACCATAAGAAACAAGAGGATAATCGTTGGTGAATGCATAAACATCAAAAGGAATACCAACCTTTTTACAGAACCACACCAAGTTACAAAGTTGTTTTACAGTGTCTAGCATCACACTACCCATTGAACCAGACCAGTCCAAAACAAACACCAAACCGTGATTCTTACCATCGGCAAGAGTGGTTACTTTCTTGAACAAATCCTCATTGTATTTGTAAGTATGAAGTTTAGTGCAATCAAGAACTCCAGTGCGTGCAGTGGTGGCACGAGCATAGGAATCTGCTGACTTACGACACTCAAACTCTTTCACAAGATAATTGACTTCTTTCTGTGCAGACTTCTTAAACTTGAGGAACTCAGCATCAACGTGATCAAAGACTGTCATATCATAATAATTATCCCAAAGTTCATGACAAGCACTATGAATCGTTGAGTTAGGAACAATAATTTTTTCCAAGTCTACTTTTGGCATCTCAAGATATACATTCTCAATACCATTCATATTCACAAGGTCTTTGATAGATTCCTCAAGAGAATTCATAGTATTGACTTGAGGTTCTGATTTTTCTCCAGCATTTTGCTTATAACTTGGAGTCTCTAGATCAGCATCACCTTTTTCATCAGAATCTTGCTCAGTGTCTTGCTCGGTCACTTGCTCGGTGTCTTGCTCGGTCACTTGCTCGGTCACTTGCTCGGTAGAACCTTGACCTTGAGATTCCAGAGAATCCATATCAGTCTTAGTCTCCGTATTCATCTGGTCTTGGCAATACTTATAGAGTGCCTGTGCAGCCAGAAGAACATCATCAAAATCTTCACAACCATCAATCATACGAACGATTGGCATCTCAAGATATTCATCAAAAGGAATATCAATAAAGTTGCCAATCTTGAAATATAGATTTACTCGGTCGGCAAGGTTCATCTTGCTGACATCTTCACACTCAACACCAAAGAAATCCTTATCAGAAAGGTCACTATAACCACGATAGAAGGTCTTGGAAATACCAGCATAACGACGCTTCATCATCTTCTCAATGCGAGCATCCTCAACCACATTCACAAACTGTGGAGGAATCTTAACTTCCTTCAACCAATCACGGTCAGGTGTATAAAGTGCATGACCCACTTCGTGTGCCACCAGCATATCGTAAATCTCATTCGTAGCACCCTCCCACATAGGAAGAGTCAGCACACGAGTATGAACATTAAAGCAGGCAGTCTCAACCTGCTTGTGCTCCACCACAAGATCCTCAGTGGCAAGGAGTTTAGCAAGTTGGGACTTGATTTCGTGTCGAACGGTCATTGCTCTGTTGCGTATGAGAGTATTATACAAAAGAACCCTGCTGTTTAGGCAGGGTCATGTGACGCTTCTTGAACTGTCTCAATGCTTCTCGTCGAGCTCGCATTGCTTGTGGTTTCAGTTTTCGTTTTTGTTCTTTGCCAGAGTTGTGTTTCCAGTTTGGGACTTGCATTGTTCTTTGGTGTATCAGGACACCATACGTGAAAAACCTTTTACTTTCTCAAAACGTAGGACACTTTCAAATTTGTCATGTAAGTCTGACTTATGAGAGATGACAAATATATTAGCATCTTTAATGACATAACGAATAATCTTAAGAAACTCTTCGGTCCCAAATCCATCCAACGAAGAATCAAATACCTCATCCATAATCAGCAGGTTGGTATTCACCGAGTTCTTGAGTCTTGCAACTTCTCTCCAAGTGAAAAGAAGTGCGAGGTCAATTCTCATTTTTTCACCTTCACTAAAAGATGAATATGAGAAGTGTTCGTGAATGGGTGATTCAATAGTTTCACTAAATTCTCCATCAAGTTTAAAGTTGATGTAGAAATCCATCATCTGAAGATAACGATTTACCTGCTGATTTATGAACGGAAGATACTTATTGATTATCTTCGTTTTTACACCATCGTCCTTGAGTAAGGAATAGGCAAAATCGTAATGTACGATTTCTTGTTTTTTGTCTGAGAGGTCTTCTATTGTCTTTTGGAGATTTTCTCGAAACTGTTCTAGTTTCTCATGCTCAGTATTTCTGTTTTGTAACTGACTGGTAATAGTTTGAATTTCATTTTCAAGATCTCTGATTTGTCTCTGGTTGAGGGAAATCCGAGTATTGTTTTGAGAAATGCCATGCGTTAACTTTGTAATCTCCTGAGATAGTGCATTGAATTGACGCTCTCGTTCTTGTTCAGACTTAATAGTTTTCTCAAGTTCTTCATAACCATCTTTAAGTTCTCTTGCTTTATTTTGAGCATCCTCAATTCTATTTACACGAAACTCTTCTTCAATCTCTTGTGTGCAGGTAGGGCATACCGTATTTTCAGTAAAAAACTTATGTTCTTTGGTAATTGTACTTACCTTTTGAGAGATTTTACCTTTAAGGTTATTAAGTTTCACTAACTTGTCACCGACACCTTGAAGTTCTTCAATATCAACTTGCAGTGTTTTTATTTGCCCCTCCAAGTCCTCATTAGTATTCATATAATCACCAACTTCATCATCTAAATTGGCAATCTTTTCATTGTTGGCATTTATATTGGCATTACCACGATTCTCCAATTCCTCAATAAACTCTTTCTGCATCTTCATCTTATCTTTAAGATTATCTTTCTTAAGATCCAGTGACTTGATCTGCTCTTTCTTTGTGCGAATATTATCTTTAATAAGACTATTCATCGCAGAGAAGATACGAATATCCAACAAATCTTCAATCACTTCACGACGATTAGAAGTCGTCAGTTGCATAAAAGGTACAAAAGTGCTGCTACCCAGAATCACAATCTGAGTAAAAGATTTATAATTTACTTTAAGAATATTTTCTTCCAGAATGCGTTGATTAGCACGATCGTCTGCTTCTCTATGAAGTGCAGTCCCATTAACTTCAATATCAAAAACATTTGGTTTGATACCACGACGAACCAAATAATCACGA